TCGTCACCGTGGTCTGCTCGCGATCCCACAGCACCGCCTTGGAGAAATCGCCCACCAGTGCGTACCCGTCAGGCTGAGTCTCCGACTCCACCACCGGCAGTCCCCACACGGTGCGCGGGCCGATCGACTGCGGCCCGCCGTACCGGTAGCGGTCCTCGCCGTCCTGGGCCAGGTCGATGATCTCCGCAGTGGCCGGCGACACCACGCACGCGGTCGGGTTCACCCGGCCCACCGTGCGCGCCTTCGTGATGGCCTTGCGGATCGACTCGAAGATGTCCGTCGAGAAGTCCTGCGTCTGAACGTTCGACCACTCGTTGATGCCGGTGAAGTTCTCACCATTGCCGTCGCCGTTGAGGATCTGCGCCTCCTCGGCCTCGGCGACATCCTTGCGGAGTTCGTCGTTGATCAGCCCTTCGAGCGCGGCGACATCAGCGAGTGCCCGCTTGGTCGCCGGAACCCACTCCGCGATCGTCTTCACCACCGCGGTCTTACGCTCAAATGCCCACGCACCCTCGGGCTTGTAGCCGCCGTCGGCGTTGAGCACCAGCGCGCCAGCGCCACCGGGAGCTGTCGGTGCTGCCGAACTGGTCGCCTCCGCGACCACCGCGGCAGCATTGGTGTGGCTGGTCTGTTCGACGTACTCAACGGTGTCCGAGCCGGTGCGGCGCACCGACACCAGATCGCGGATCTTGAGTTCCTTGCGGCCCAGCATCTCCACGATGCCGGTCTGCTCGTTCACCACGAACGCGCCAGCGCTGGTGCTGGTTCCGCCGACGAACAGACCCTTGATCCCGATCGGCGCGGACTGGATTCGCGACTTCTCCGGGATCCGGCCGCCGGCGAACGGTGCTAGCGCCGCCTTGAACTCCGGCGATTCCACGACCTGCAGACCGAGCGACTTCACCCGTTCCCGGATCGGCTGGTTGCCCTGAGCGTCGACGTCGTCGACGGCCGGGGCGCCGATGTCCTGCGCGAGCGCCTTCGCGGCGTCGAGAACCGCGAGATCCGCCTTCGCGGTTTTGATCTCGACCAGCTTCTCGCGCCCCTTGGACAGGGCTTCGTCGTAGGCTTTGCGGTCATCCTCGGACCAGTCGCTGAGATCCTTGTCGCTGTTGCGCTCCAGTAGCGCCTTCGCGGCGTCCACATAATGCTGGCCAGCCTTCTGCAGGTCGGCCAGCTTAGTTGCCGTCATCATTTCGATGTTCTCCTCATCTCGGAATTGGTTACGCGCTCGAAGCCATTTCGACTTCGAGCAGTTCCAGTGCCGAGGTGTCGACGGACGGCTCCTGGCTGGCCTCACGAGATTCCGATGCCTCGGAATCTTGGCGAGACGGACCTTGACCGCTGGCCTTCTCCTCGTCTGATGTGCTGTCGAGAGCTGACAACACCGTGCCGATAGCGGCATGGGCATCGCGTAATGCGCTCTCGTTCTTGGCCGACAGCACCCGGCCAGCCTTGATATCCCGGATGGCGCGCTCAGCCACACTCGGAACCTGTTTCACCGCCAGGATCTCGGTCTCCTGGTTCGCGCCGACCGTCACGATCGACACCTCGTAGAGCTTCAGTTCGCGCAACTCCCACACATCGGCGCCATCGTGAACGGCAGGGCCGGAGTCGACCTCGTCGTAGGCGAACGACATCTGCCGAATCCGGCGGCCCTTCAGCATCCGATAGACCTGTAGCGCCTTCGGATTCTCCAAATCCAACTCGGCGGTGACCTTCAGTCCGACGCTGTCTTCCTCTATTTTGATCACCGAGCCGAGGTTGAAATCAGGGTCGCTCATGTTGTGGGCGAACAGGATCGGGATCACGTCGCCCGACTTCTGCCAGTCCGCGATCGTCCGCGCAAACGCGCCAGGCATCACCACATCGCCGTAACTGTCCTTGTTGCCGAACACCGACGCGTAGGCGACGAACTGCCCCTCCTTGAGCCCATCATCCGGCCCGGCCTTCACCATGATCAGCGCACTTTTGGTGAGCATCAGCCCTCCTGCTCGTCTTCGATCGCCGGCTCCTCGGCCGGTACGGGATCTTGATCCCCGTTCTGCGTCACATTCAGCGGGCGAACCAGCTCATCGCCGCCCTCAACCGGCGGCCGGTTCTCCAGCGCGCGGGCTTCGTTCACCGTCATCCACGGCGCACCAACGGCTTTCTGGATCGAATCGCTGCGCTCCTCGAAGCTGCCCGACAGCTTCTCCCGGAGATTGAACTCGGCGTACATGTCCTCGCCGTCAGGGAAGTCGGGAATCACCTGCAGCGCGATCTCGTCCTGAATCATCGTCAGCCACGGCCCGAGGGTGTCCTGGTACAACATCTTGTGCAGCTCAGTGATATTCGAGAACGTCGCATGATCCAGAATGCCGACCATCGGTGGCTGTACAAAATAGGCTTGCGCGACTTCCTCGCGGGTCAACTTCCGGCCCTCGACGTACTGCAACTCCTTCGCCGTCTGGCTCACTGCCTGAAACTCCATGCCGTCCTCAAGGATCGGCGTCCCCCCCGCTGCAGCACCGTTGTCACCGGAATACTGCGACTGCCACTGCTGCCGGAACCGTTCCTTGGCTTCCTTCGACCACTCTCCAGCCTCAACCTTCGGCGGCCGCTTGATATACCCCGAAGCCCTGGCCCCGTTGCGCATGATCTGCTCACGCATCTCCGAGCCGGTCCACTCCTCGCGCAGCGTGCGGCGCAGCGACTCCAGCGGCGACATACCGCCATCGGAATCGCCGCCATACCCGCGGAAGTACACGACCCGGTCGGCCGGAACCCGCAGCTTGCCCTTCGTGCCGGCGAACTCGAACTCATCCGGCGTCAACCAGTTGTCGCCCTTGGGCTCCACCATCCGCGGCGGTAGCCGCACCAGTGACGGAGCCTGCGGCGTACCCATCTTCAGCAGGTAAGCCACGTCGTAGATCGCCTTGTCGATCACCAACGTCTCAAGGAACCGGTACTTCGTCGTCCACGGATTCGGCTGCGACAGCAGCCTCGCCAGCGGATGATCAATCAGCCGCTCCCGGTCGGTGTCGCCCTTGCGGCGGTAGGTGTGAAGACCGAGCTGCGCGATGTTGCGCGCCAGGAATCCGATCACCATCCGCACCGCGTCCTGGGTGCGGTATATCTGCAAGTAGTCAGCCGAAAGCGTGCTCGACAGCATGATCCGCTGCGGCACCGTGTAACTCGGCCGCGACAGACTCTGCACAGACCCGGCCGACTGGACGAAAGCCACTGTCAGCCGTTCACGATCTGCACATAGTCGACGTTCGCGCTGTCGATGACGATCTCGCCGTCGGCGGGCACCGGCCGCTCCGCATCAGGCTCGTGCACCATGCAGCCGTGCAGAATCAGTAACGGTCCTGGCGTCTTCACCAGCACACCAGACACCGCGTTGCCGGAGAATAGCGATACCAGCACCTTGCGGTTCAGGGCTGGATGCTTACGCAACAACTCGCCTCATACGATCATCAGCCCCTCACTGTCGTCATCGTCATACGCACTCGACGCCGTAGCGTCACGCGCCGCCAGCGCCCGCGCCAGCGCCATGATCAGCGCCACCACGCCGTCGATCTTGTCCCCGGCGTTCGCCTTGTCCGGCTTCACGTTCCCCGCCGGGTCCATCACCACCGCGAGGTTGTCCACCATCCACCGCAGCAACGGATTGCCGCCGTGACGGATGATCGGATGCTCCGGACTGCCGGTGAGCACCAGGCGCTGGAAGTCTTTCGTCGGCGCCGACATCGACGCGAAGCCCTGACCCATCGTCACCATCGGGGCGCCCGCCGACACCAGGTTGTTCACCAACTGCTGGGCATTCCATCGGTCGTAGGCGATCTCCTGCACCAGGAACTCGTCCCGGTCCCGGCCGATCTGCGCCTCGATGAAGTCGTAGTCGGTCACGTTCCCCGGGGTTGTGGTCAACCATCCCTGCGCAACCCAGTTCGACGCCGCGCGCTCTGTCCGCTCATCGAGTGCTGCGATCGAATCCTCAGGGGACCAGCACCGCAGCAGCACATCGAACGCATCCCCCTCGGGGAACACCCAGCACAACGCCGTCAGGTCGCTCGTGCTCCCCAGGTCCAGGCCGCCGAAGCACTCCCGGCCCTTCAGCCGCGAGGCGTCCACGATGCTGGCGTTGCCGTCCCACGCGCCCAGGTCGACGTACCGGAACTGCTGCTTGGTCCGCAACCCGAGATGCAGGCGCTGGAAACTAGCCAACTCCGCCGGCGAATCCTTGGCCTTCGCCGCCGCCGACGCCATGAACCGCTTCGTCGGAGAGATCCCATACCCGGGGTTCGCCTTCTTCCACGTCGACTCGACGAACGGATCATCATCAGCGCTCGCCGCGAACACCACGCCGTACGTCGTCGGATCCTTCAGCGCCCCGCGCGCCAACTTCTCGATCCTGCTGCGCTTCTCGTCGTACGGCGTGTGCCGCCTACCGGCGTCAGCAGTGGTGATGAACAGGATCAGCGGCTGCACACGCGAACCCGTGCCCGTCTCGATCGCCTCGATCAGGTCGTTGGACTTGTGCAGGTGCACCTCGTCTACCAT